GAACTGTGACTTTGTAGCTATTAAGTGCCATAATAAAAGTTTCCTTAACGGAGTGAAAGTTTAAATCCTTAACGGACTCCTTTATATTAAACATATATTATTTTTATGTCAAATTTATATTATTTATGTTACAAAATGAAAACATCTGATATAATAAATATGGCTGTGAGATTTAGCCTAAAGTAGATAAGTTACTTGGAAGGGGCTTATCTACTTTATAATTTTTAAGGTAGACGACTTAAGCCCGTGGGTTGTCTACTCTAATTTGTGAGTATGTGGGATAACTTGATTGGGAGGAATGTTAACAATAATATCTTCACAAGTAACTGCACTTGGTGTATTTTCTTTAAATTTAGCCCCCAACCTCGCTTGAGCTGCACATTGTTCTAAACGATAGAGGCTGATTTCCATTTTAGTTTTCTTTATTAGTAATCTTTGAGCTTCAATATTTACTGCGGTTGCTTCGTGACAAAGAGCAGGGGACTTGCCCAAAGGGATATTAAACTGAGCTGAAATACCATAATTTAAATTAAAATTATCTTTTTCAAATCTTGGTATTTCTGAATAATATTTAATCTCTCCAGTATCTTCATCATATATTGGTGTTCTCGTAATAGATTCTTTTGGTCGTGCAAAAGACCAACTATCAGTTACATAGGGTGTAATTGTAAGGCTAGGTGAAGCACAAACTATACCCTGACTCATTCTGTAAGATGGCATAGCTGATGGCGTAATCATCGTAGCATTGTTGTTAACGACCCCTTGGGCATTACTACTTGGCGAGGCCACTGTAGTGTTTGCAAGGGTTTTGACGGGACAGAGAAATAAAGCTATTGCCCAAATGTAGTTGTAGTTTCTGTTGTAGTGCTTGTATTTATTTGTCTTGTTATTGTGGTTACTGTGTCTAAACCTGGAGTTATC